TAATCTTCCGCGTAACCAATCGGGCAGCAGACCCTTGGAGTTGGACATCGGACATGGTGTGATTGTGATTGGATGTTGAGCCATCACTGCCTGTGCGGTAGTGACACTTGTGACAAAACGTGTGACCATCTGTGTACAGAGCGTTGGCATCCGAAGAACCGCAGTTATTGCAAGGCATGTGCCTTACGAACTCACTCTCTACATCAGCCACTTGATTGGAATGTTTGAGAATGAACACCAGAGGATTCCTAAACGTTCACAGTATTGAGCGTAGGTGGTTTTAGATTTCTTCGAGATAGTGTTGTAAGGAGCCTGAAAGACCATTCGTAGGTCAAGGTCAGGGTTCTGTTCCTTGACTGATTTGATCTTTCGTCTGTCTTTGCTATCCCAATACCCTTTACATTCCAGATGCACCCCGTTTGGCAGGATGAAGTCTGGCTTGTAGATGTGGGCAATGGTGTAGTCAACCTTGACGGTTTCGTATTCATACTTGACGTCAAGGTCAACCAACAGGTCAGCTACCTTTTCTTCGAGCCTGGACCTGAATGCCATCGTCAGAAGTCATCCTCCACTGCTTCCTCCTGTTGGTCGTTGATAATGTTGGGCTCGCTTTGCTTGAAGCCTTTGGTCTTGCCAAACAGCTCAGCCACGTCAGTGTCATCCATGTCACCGACATCAGTGCCAGCCTCAGACGAAACCGAGACAATCTGTACACCCACTAGCTTGAGGCTAGTTCCGTAGGTGACACCGTCCTTCAGGACGTAGGGCTTTTGGTAAAAAGCCAGTTTGACTTTGCTACCGCTGTAGACAGGAACGTTTTCATCGGTAACGAGAGTTCCTTCAGTGTCAACAATGACAGGTTTGGTTTCGTCTTTCCAAGAGAACTTGATCTTGTACTTACCTTCTGCGACCTCTTCCCACGGCTCAGGCTTAAGGGTAGAACGCTTCGGGTTCTTCAGTTTAGACTCAGCCCATGCAAGGCTTGCCGGACGATCAGTTTCAAGTTGATCAACCACGTCATCACCAACGATCGCAGAAAGACTAAACCCAAACTTGCTGGGTTTCATCACAGCTTGGTAGCCTTCGAGAACGACAGGCTCTTCAGTTTTGAAAATGGTGCGGGCCATTAGCAGAAAAAGTAGGTGGAATCAATCACTGTTGACGGTTCTAAGTCACCAATGATGGGTGGTTTTGATTCAGCTCCGATCTGTTGGGCAAACGTCGTGAGGTAGTCATGCTCTGCAAAGAGATGCATGTATGTCTCACGAACAATGGTTGAAAGAATACCCATGTCAGTAGCACGACATAAAACCGAGTCGTGTATGAGGGAAATCGGAGCGTTGAAGCGTAATGTAGATAGACACAAGAGACTTGCATCGAGACTGTGGATCAGATTCGGAGCAGTAGCGTTTTTGTGATGTGCTTTGTCAACCTTGTCACCTTCTTCGATGGCAGCTTTTACAACACATCGACCTAACAATTTAAGTTCAATTGTTTGGGTCTTTTTTTTCATAAGACGCTGTGTGACTACAAACCCTGATGGTGTTACCCATTGGATTTCGTCAGCACCGCGATCAATGGCAGCAGCTACTTCCTTTTCTATCCACTTCATTACCTTCATCGGGCCAGGAACAACAGTGTTCATGGCATCTCTGACAGCCTTGACTGTTTCTGTCAGGTCTTCCTTAGTAACATCAACTCCTTTTTCTTTTAGTGCCTCACGTATGTAAGACCTGTTAGAATAGGGTTTGGCATTATAAGGAATTGTCATAACTGTACGCTTCGTAACTTTACGATCCATGTGCTGTTTAATACAGTCAGGGACGTTAGGTTTTGCATGTTCAGCTATAACTTTGTATGCGTCCTGTGGTCTATCACTAGGGACGACATTGACTAACTTCGCTGTAGACTTGTCACGGGCAAGGCCGGACAATATCTGAAGACCACTACATGTAGCGTCTGTCGCAACCATCAGGTTTGTGAACTGACGGCTACAAGTGAGAACACAGGCGTGATATTCCTCACATGCGCTGAGGAACTGCCACGGTTCGTCCGCACCTTCCCAGTCTGGTAAGTTACCGATCGGGTCAGTTGCTACACGTGTTATCAGATCGTGGTTTTGTGAGACCCAGATCTGTCTGTCTTTCATTGTGTCTTTGTCTAAGCCATAGGTTGTTGCAACCTGAAAGGCTAGCCAGTGTTCAGCCTCTGGTGTAACAAAAGCTGACTCATGGAATTTCAACAAAGACTTACCGAAGTCAGTGTCTTGTGGAGTCAAGAACGAAGGGATCGGGTAGACCCTTGACCTGTAGTCAAACGACCAAGGGATGAAGAACTTGTCTTTATCTCTGAACACCTTGACAGCATTCATGGTCATCCGTGTCCTACAAGACCTCTCAAACGCATTAGCGTTGATGTTCATGACCTCTGCCGCACGCCGCCTGTAGTCCTTACGTGAATCGAAGTTCTCCGCAATGTCTACAGGCTTGGGTGGCAGTGGCATCTCCACTACAGGGATGAACTTACCCACCGCTGTACGCCTCTCCATCAGTGTCTCAGCGACACCAACAACAAAAGGGTTAAGGGTGTAGGCAACCTTCTGAATCTTGTTCAAAAAGCTGATTGGAGTTTCTCCCTGTATACATATGGGATTGCCACGGCGGACCATGTCGTACCCCTTCATGACCTCGTTCAAGATGTATCCACCTTGAGACTCATTAGACCAATCGTTTGGTTCAATGAGCATCGGCCAAGCAATTGGACTAAAAAGTTCAGCCGTTGCCATGACTTCGTCCTTGATGGTTATGAATTCAGGAGTAGGAACTATGTAGTTCTGCCGTTTTTTCCCTTCCTGACGCATGTCAGTCATGAACCAGTTGGAAGATTGGCATATGCAATCCAGTAGCCAACCACCAAGCCGGATGCGATTAGCTCGCCCCCATGCTTTCCAGTGGTCAACATCACAACGGTTCATCAGTGTCCGTATGACAACCACCTTTTGGTGAGTGCCGATGGACTTGTGCCAGTAGTTCTCTTTCAACGTGTGAAGTAACCCTGGCACGCTTGCCTCGTAGTGGCGCATCATGCACTCGTTCTCGATCGCCTGACCTATTGCGTCCGTGACATTGGACACCAGGTTAGCTCTCGGTTTTGTGCTGAATACCTTGTCAAAGGTCATTTTGCAGGAGATGGCCGCGGCGGACTCTGCGTCCAGACCTACAAGAAATGCATTGATTTCTTTGAAGTTCTCTCCTGCACGACCGTTGCTTATCCGTAGTTTAGTTGACTTAATACGGTCAACCACACGAGGGATAAGCTCAGCAATAGAAGCCACCCCGTAGACTGAAGAACTTGCATAACTCTTTTCCTCAAGATTGGATGTGTTAGAACGTAGCTGCTGTAATCCTTGTCGGATTTGCTCACGTTCCAGTGCAATTTGTTCATCGATTTCAAATTTTGTGGGCATCCTCCTCAAGATAATTGACTGAGTTTTCGTCATCAATTTGTTGATGCATTAACTCAATGATCTCTTCTTTGTGTGGATGCTTATCTAACTCAATGATGAATCTTGCGTATTGCAGGTCAGTCATCATCATCTGTGTGTCCCTCTAATTTGTCAGGATGCACGTAGTACAGTGCTTCTTCGGCGCAGATCACAAGTTCATGTGACTTGTATGTCATGTACTGGCGAATCTTGGATTCAGCAGCAGACATACGTTTGTACACGTGCTCTTTAATTTTGTTTGTTTCGAGACTGCGTGCGCGGATGACACAGGCAATGTCAGGCGGCAGTTCCCAACCGGCAACTTTCCACTCCATTACGTCTTCGTAAAAGAGTGGTTCAAACTTGTCGGCTGGGATGTCTGCTAACTTACGCCATTTATTTGGGAAATACTTACTCATCGATTAACCTTACGTCCAGGAGCTGTGAATTACTGTCATTGGACAGTTCCAAGGCATACCAAGCGGCATCCTCAGCACTGGCGGCGAGAATGTAGATGTTCTCGTCACTTAGACAGACCTCATAGCTCCTTAGTGGGCCTTCGAGTAGCTCGTCTTGCCCGTCTGGGCTTTGGCTGTTCAGGTTGGACAATGAATGTCTCCCGTTCTGCCAAGTCCTTATAAATGGAGTGCCATTTGTGCTTTTCGTCGAAGTAATACAACCAACAATGGATCGCATTACGGATGAAAAAGTCTTCATCCAACGCTTTCGCTTTCCCATCTTTAGTCAAATGACCTCCATTAGAATTGGACATGTAGCTACACGTGATA